ACTACGTGGCCGACATGTCCGACTTCGTGCGCGGGCTGGGCAAGCCGCCCACGTTCATCATCGACCCGAGCGCCACGAGCTTCATCGCCGCGATGAGGCAGGCCGGGTTCAAGACCAAGAAGGGGCGCAACGACGTCGCGGACGGCATACGGGAGACGGGGGTGTGCCTGGGCAACGGCACGGTGCGCATCTCCGACGCCTGCGCGGGGCTGATAGGCGAGCTCGGCGGCTACTGCTGGGACGCCAAGGCGGACGGCGACAGGCCCGTCAAGGTGGAGGACCACAGCTGCGACGCACTCCGTTACGGCGTGGCAACACTGCGCATGTACAAGCCTGCGAAACGGCAGGTAAACCCATTTTTTGAAGGGAGGTAGCGGCTTTGTCTAAGGGGCCTTTGGTGACCGATGGCGACCTCAAGGCGGCGGCGTCGGCGACGGCGTTCGCGGCAGATGCCATCGAGCGGCACATGTCGAGCGAGATGTACCGCAACGCCGCCACCGCGAACGAGTACTACCGCCAGCACAACGTCACGATCAACCGTTTCGTGCAGAAGATCTACTCGTGCTCCGGTGCCGAGGCCGAGGACTTCACGGCCTCGAAGCTGAGGCTGGCGAGTAACCTGTTCAAGCGCCTAAACGTCCAGCGCTGCACGTACTCGCTCGGTAAGGGCGTGAGTTTCGTGGACGTCTCGGCGGGCGGCAAGGACACGACCAAGGAGGGACTTGGCGACCGCTTCGACGACGACGTCATGGAGATGGGGCTCAAGGCGCTCATCCACGGTGTGTCATTCCCGTTTTGGAACCTCGACCACATCGACGTGTTCACCGCCGACGAGTTCTGCCCGGTGTGGGACGAGTACTCGGGGGCGCTATACGCCGGCGTGAGGTTCTGGCGGCTCGACTCCGACCACCCGTGGCACGCGACCCTCTACGAGCAGGACGGCT